CCCCGAGCTTCAAAAGGAGTTCCATGTTACATGGCAAATGGCAAGATGCGTTCCGACACCAAGTCCATTATTATTGTAAAACGAACTTTCCGAACAAAACGAACAATTTTCACATTTTTGCTATTTTTTCTCGAAAGACCTGTCGTGGATTACGATTCTTACGTATTCCTCAGATACGTTGCCTAGCTTCCTGGCTATCCAGCGCCATGTTCTATCCTCTGTATAACGGCTGCGGATAACAAAGCGAAGCCTATCGTCCTCAATGGATTCTATCCAACTTTCGACTTTACGGATTTTTGCTTCAAGTTCTGAAAGCTTTTTAAGTCGTCTCTCGTAAAGCTCCTGATTGAATCCGTCAAGGTGTACGACCTTCTTAAAGCCCTTCGAGTAGTCATGGCCGAAGTCATGGACAGTCTCTCCCAGCATGTTGGATATCTCCTTCTCCAGTATACCGATATTTTGCTTCCAGCCTCGGTACTGCTTTAATTGTTCCTTTGTCATTCTTCTCCTCCCGCATCTAACTCCCATGCACTCTCGCCCTTATCTATAAAGGCTTGAACAATCTTCTTTACCGTCTTTGCCCCTATGCCGTCTATCCCTAACAGGAACTCCTCTAAAGTGTTACTGTCAAATTCTAAGACGGTCGGCATAGCATCCTGTCCATCTTGAAATCCGCTCGCATAAACCGAAGTTGCCCACTGATTCATTTGATTAAAGCTGTACCGCTTCAAGGCTTGATAGTTTCCAAAGTTTAAAGGCTTAAGCATAGGCTACTCCTTTGCAAGCTCCAGGTATCTATTCAGGTACCATATTGCTTTTTCTGTTATCTCAATCATCCGCAAATTCCCCCACTTCTTTCTCCACTGCCTCAACCGCCTTTTTCTCTATCAATTCCGAAAATTCTTCCAGTTTTTCCTCCACGCCATAGACGGAATCTATCAGTTCCGGCAGAGCGTCCTTTAAGTCTGGAATTGCGCTTTCTTTGAAAAACTCCACTAGCAAATGGCAGTTTATTAGTTGCTTCAACTCTTTTGTAAGTTTCATGTTTACGTCCTCTCTACAACATCAACAATATTGTATACGGCAAGTTTCGTGCGTTCTTTGTTCTCCAATTTTATTTGACTTGGCATGCCTTTATTTCTTTTTGCCTCGTATACCACGCTTGATATTTCTATATCTTTTTCATGAGAATCCTCACACCATTTTGCCATTCCCTGTGTGGAATATTCTTTACTGCAAAAATCGCACCTGTAAAACTTTATTTCCGTCATTTACTCCACCTCTATTCATGTAATTTTAGCTATATCTGAACCATACTTCGTATCCTTCGTTAATCACAAATGGGCACATAAATCCACAGAACGCCTCATTTTTGTTTAAGAAATCATTTAATTTCGCAGATTCCAAAGCATAATAGTTTCCTAGAATTACGTTCCAATTACTTAGACCAAAATCACCATCCTTATGATAATGCTCCAGCAAATCTATATAGCGATGTTTCTTTTCGTCCTTCAGCACAAAATCAAAGCAATATGCATCTACAACCCTGTAAAGTCCATTCAAGCTGTCTTTATCCAATCTAACCTTGAATAGTCCATCCTCGAAGAATGAATCCTCATCCAGTTCTGATTGAAATTCTTGTTCGACAAAATCATGCACCTGTTCTATGAAGTCATTATTTCCAAAAAGTTGAATATATCCGCACTCCTCTTCTTGTTTTAAAACCGTCAATGTATATCTAAAACTCATTCTTTCACCTCTCTATGTTTTCACTGTGGTAGTCAACCGATACTTGACAGTGGTTCGCTATTCCAACCGCATTTTTCGCATACACAAACCGCAACCTGAAATTCTCCACGCATATCGCAGCCGTAAATAAATGCTTTACGGTGCATTGAGATTTTTTTAGTCCTCTTTCCGTTCTTAATTTCAAATGGTTTTCCATCAAGCCCAATTTTCCGGAAAGTCGGATATTGTATATCGTAGTACAATCCTGATGATTCGCCACAAGTAGGGCATACATGGTACATACCAAACATTTCGTCTGTGCAATCATTGCTTTTCATTT